GAGTTACCCTCGGGGCGCATCGTCAGGGTGGTCTTGACCTCGTAGCAGGACCCGTCAGGGCGCTCCGGGAGGTGGACCCGCTGGCGGGCCTGGAAGGCGGCGTTGATCGCGGGGGACCAGTCGCCGTTCACCACGAGGTTGGAGAACTCGGTCACGTAGACAGGCATGTCCGCGAAGCGGGCCTGATCGCTCCGGGTCTGGGCGTCCTCATAGGGCAGCGCGTAGTTGATCGCGGCGGTGGCGGCAGCAGCGGCCTCCTGTGCGTCGAGGACGGCCCCAGCGATCTCGTCAGCGTTCACCCCGTAGAGGATGTCACTCTGTTCCTGGAACCGATACAGGTCCGCCATCTGGTTGGTGTTCACCTGGGCGGCGTCGATGGTGCCCCGCTGGAAGGTGAAGGGGATGGCCCGCTGGGCGACCGTGAGGGGTGTCTCCCGGTACACGTGGACCTGTTTGCCGGCTGCGGGGGCAGGGCTCAAGGAGATGGTCGAGGGGGTCGTCCAGGTGACGGTGCCCGCATAGGCGACCTCATCGACCTTGACCTTGACGTGGGACCGCTGGATGTACGGGAAGGGGACCTGATAGGTGGCCGCCCCCACGGAGGTGTAGCGGACGTTGGCCAGGTCCTGGGCGCTGGCCTGGTAGACCCCCGCACCGAACAGACACAGGAGGCCTAGGACGATGGCCGCCCATAGCGTGTTGACGGACTGGTGACGCTTCATTGGGCGGTGACCCCTTCTTCATAGGTGGTGATGTCGATGCCTAGGGCGTCGAACAGGTCGGGATTGCGGACGGCTTCATCCACGGAGACATCCCGCATGGAGGAGTTGCCGGCCTTGGCCTTAGCGGCTGCGAGCCAGCGGCGTGCCGTGGGGGACTCCTCAGCGGTGACCCTCTTGGCCTCAGCGGTGTAGTCCTCAAAGACATCCTGCACAAGGGCCACGCGGGAGACACGGCCCTGGTCGTCGCGCTTGCGGTTCCCAGCGGTGTCCACGGCTCGCTCCTGGTCGAGGTACTCATCCGAGGCGAACAGTTCCGCGAGGCGTTCCCTGAGGGTGCGTCCGTCAAGGGTGACCGTGCCCCGGTTGCGGGCCAGCGAGTTGAACATCGAGCCGCCATCTTCGAGGGTGACCTCACGGGGATCGAACGCACCGCCCACCATCTGCTTGGGGGACAGGACGCCGATGGCCGAGCCGGTGAACTCGTACAGGCGGCCGATCTCGTCAATCTCCGGGTCATCGTCGTAGCCGATCCGGGGGGCGATGGTGATGGGGACGACACCTTCGAGGAGGCTGTCCTGGGGCTTGTGGATGTAGTCCCCGAGGACGTTCCGCTGGGGGTCCAGGGTGCGGGACATACCCGGCAGGCGGTCCAGGATGTAGTCCCCGATGTTGGTCTTGGCCCGGACGTAGGGGTCCAGCCCGCCACGGCCCAGGGCGGTGACGAAGTTGGGTACGGCCAACTGCGAGACGGTGGTCCCGGCCAGGCGCTTGAAGAAGGACTCCGGGTTGGAGGTGGGGGAGCCCGAGAAGGTCAACAGGTCGGACACCGTTTGCAGGGCCGCTCTGTCCTTCATGTACTCAGCCATGGCGGCGATCCCACCGAACATCGCGTGTTCCCAGTTCTTGTCCTGGGGGGCGTACACCGATCGATCATACAGGGTGGCAGGGATGGCGAAGAGGGCGCCCACGAGGTCGTAGCGCGAGTAGTCCACCCACTGGTCCCCAACCTTCATGGAGTAGGGTTGGTGGGTCTGAAGCCATACCGCACGATCACGGGGGTCTGTAGGCCCAGCGCCCGTAACGAGGCCCATCCGGCTAAGACCGAAGCCCGTTCCCAGGAGGGAAGCCCCGGTAACAAATCGGCCATAAGCCTCCGCTTGGCGCACCGGCCCGAGTTCGCCTGCGAGTTCACGGTTGGACTCCTTGAAGAGGAAGTTGACCCCTGGGACACGGCGAAGGGTTTCCCCCAGGGCGTTGGCCGGGACGTTGAAGATGGGAAGGATGAAGCGGCTTTCCGGGAAGTCCTGACGGACCTTGGAGACACCCGAGGCGAAGCCCCTGGCGATGGTCCCGTCTGCGCCCACGTCACCCGTGAGGGTCGTCCGCTGGGCACTCTCCAGCAGGCTGGCCGAGTTGGCGTGTCCCAGGATGTCGGTGGTCTTGTGGAGTTCGTCCCGGACGTACTTGTCGAGGTCAGCCCCACGGAGGCCATTGGTGGCACCCTCCACGAGGAACTGGGCACGGGCCTCACCGAAGTAGGACAGGCGCTTGGCGAACTCATCCATGCCGGCGTTGACCCGCTGGAGGGCACGGGGCTAGGCGTTAATCATGTTGCCGGCGTTGTACTGCCATGCGGGCTTGGCGTTGGCCGCCTTGAGGAGGGCCGGCGAGACGGGACCCAGTTGGCCCGAGGCGTCCCGGATAGACCCCCCACCACCCAGCACGGGCTCCCCACGCTTGAGCGCCTGGATGGCCCAGTGGGCTGCGTCCTGGTAGTCGCCCATGGTCTGGATGTACGCGGTGGGTGCAGCCTGTGCGGCGGCCAGCAGTTCGGCGCGCTTGATGGGGTCAGCCGCGTTGAGGAGCGCCCCGACGTAACCCCCCGAGGTCTTCTCCAGGGTACGGACGGCGCCGATGATGGAGGGACCCACGATGTTGAGCATGAGGGTCTTGGGGGCGGATAGCATGTTGGCGGTGAAGGCGTTGGCGATGGACTGCCGCAGGTACTTGCCCGGCTCCGGGACCTTGAACTTGCGGGCCAGCCAGTCGGCGCGCCCTGCGGGGTTGCCGTCGAAGCCCTTGTAGGCGTCCAGCCAGTCCTTGACCTCCTCGCGGGTACGGGGCAGGGGCGGTTCCCCCATGTCGTCCGCGATGGGCGTCAGGTCGTCAGCACCGTGCTTCCCGAAGTTGGCCTGGTAGGTGTCCAGGTCGGTCAGCCGCTGGGCGTACTGGCCACGGCCCAGCCCGGACTTTGCCTGCTGGATGGCACCCGAGAAGGTCATCAGGTTATGGATGTCGCGGGTGATCTCGGTCAGGCCCTCATCGGGGATCGAGTCGAGGTCCACGTCAAGGTGGCGATTGATGTTGGTGGCCACGCGGGTCCACATGGACTTGGCGGCGACGATGCCCGCAGCGGTGTCCTCAGCGGACTGGGCGAAGCCCTGCACGAAGGCCAGCATTGCGGCCTGGTCCTCGCCGGTTGCGTCCGACAGGGCCTGGGCCTCAGCGTAAATCCGTTCGTTGGTCCAGGGGGTCTTGTCCGGGACGCGCTCGATGGCGGCCCTGAGGATACCGGGGACGTTCTCCGGTTCGTTCAGGTTGCCAATCTTCCACTCGCCGGTACGGTTGGCGAGGTCCTCGGGGAGGCGCACGTCGTCGCTGATCCCACGGGCGATGTCGTCCACGAAGCGTTGGACATCCACACGCTCCATGGAGCCCACGATGCGACCCTCAGTGGCGAAGATGACGGGATCACGTGGACCCTGTTCGGCGACAGACCGGAAGGGTGCGCCCATGCCGGCTTCATCCAACAGGGACTTCGACTGGGGCGAGACCAGGATGCGACCGTCCGGGCTTAGTTCCACCCCTTCGAGTTGCTCGGGGGAACCGGCCTTGGCGAGTGCCGCGTTGGCGTCTGACAGGGTGTCAGGTCCTCCAAGCGCATCGACACCTCGTGTTCCCGCAGGAAGTTCTTCAGGGCCGTTCGCTGCTTCTTCTCCTTTGACCGGAGGCGTTCCCTGCGACGGACTTCCTGTTTGTCCCCCCAAGCCATTGGCGGCGTCCTCTTCATCCAGTTGTTTGATGGTGGCCTCAGCCCTTGCGGTGTTGAGGCGGTCTTGTGCGAAGGCACGGTCTAGTCCCTCCTGCGCGGCTTCCTCAGGGGAGGCCTCACGGATGGCGGCGGGGCCAGGGTCTTCCCCCAGTGCGGCACGGGCCAGGGCGATGTCCTCAGCGGCGTCACCCCCCCGGAACATGGCACGGGCGGCCTTGGCGGCGTGGAAGACACCCTCCAGGGCACCCTCAGCGAGGACACCCTCCAGGGCACCCTTGAAGCGGGACTCCAGTGCGCCGTCCGAGTCGTCCTGGGCCAGCCAGTCGACAAACTCATTGTTGACCCCCAGGGCTTGCAGCCCGTTGGACAGGCGCTCCTCGTTGGGACCGTTGACGACACCACCCCCGAAGGCACCCGTTGCGCCCACCCCGATGAGGCGGCCCGAGGCGGTGCCCGTAGCGGTGACCCCCCCGGTGAGAACGCTGGGGATGACCGATGCGGCGATGACCGTGGTGGCCTGGTTGATGGTGTCGTTACCCACGCGGCCCAGCGAGGAGCGTGCGGAGAGGGTGTCCGCCCAGGTGGCCGAAGGGTCCATGCCGATCTGGCGGCGGAAGTTGCGGCCGTTGGAGCGCTGGACGTTGTTGGAGTTCTCGATGGCCTGCGAGATGGCGCGGCCTGCGGTACCCATGCGGGCGAAGGTTGAGGCGGACCCATCGGAGAGGAACCTGTCCACGTCCTGTGCGGTGTCCGTGATGGCACCCACGAGTTGACCCGGAGCGCGAACGATGCCGGCGCCCACTGCGGCCACGGCTCCCACGACATCCTCATCCTTGACGGTGAACCTCTGGGCTGCACGGCGGGCACGTCCCAGGAGGGAGGTATCCTGCGGGGCGGGCCGGCGATCCTCGATCACGGAGGGCGTCCCTGGGGCCGGCCTGCGGATGTTCCCCTCTTCGTCGCGGGGGACGGTCATGGCGGTGCGGGGGGTGCGGCTGTTGCGATCCAGGACCGTAGCGGCCCGTTGGCGGACGGCCCCCCTGCGGCGGTTCTCATCCTCAGAGGCGACCTGTGAGGCCCACTGGGCGAAGGTATCTGACATGGTTAGTCCCCGGCTACGCGAAGAGGGTTATCCCCGGAGTTACGTCCACCGGAGGGTTGGCTTGCGGGGGGTCTCGCTGACGGTGCCCCGCTCTGGGCTCTACGTCGCATAGCTTCGCCCCAGCGTCTAGCCTGATATTGTGCGCGTTCGTGTGCCCCTTGGAAGTCACCGGGGTGGGTGGCCAGCCATCCTTGGGCCGCAGCCATGATGACCTCCTCGGCCGCCTCAGCGGAACCCACGCGGCGGGTCCCTGCGGGGAGACCCGTGTTGGCGACCCCCCATGCGGCGACCCCGAGGGCCTCTACTTGGGTGCGGAGGCCTGTGATGTTGCGGACAGTGCCACCTCCACCTGAGCTTGGACGCGAGCCTCCAGAGCCGCCCGACGAACGGGAGCCAGAGCCGCCGCCGCGAGTAGCAGGCCCTTCCGACGTGGACCGGGCGGCCCCTTCAAGACGAATGTAGTCATCGGTGGGAAGGTCTCCGTTGAGGTAGGCGGCTTGCAGGTCAGCCTGGAACGCGGGGGTGTTACCCTCGGTGTCGGCCCTGCGGAAGAGGTTGGCGATGGCGGTGCCCCTAGCGGGGTCCAGGGAGGCCGACTGGAGCCGTGCCCGCTGGAGGCTCTGGGTGTTGGACACGTCCCGCTGGAAGCTCCCCATGGCGGACGCGATCCCCTGGAAGGAGACCCCCCGTTCACGCCCCTCACGGGAGATGGCCACAGGGTCGAACTGCCCGGTGAGCATCTTCTCCCCGTAGGTATCGAAGAGGTAGGTGGCGAACTCGTTGCCCTCAGCCTGGGCCTGTGCCCGCTGCTGCTGTTCCTGGAACTGGATGCGGTCGATGACCCCCTGGCGGATGCGGTATGCGGAGTTCTCCACGTTGCCGGCCACCTCGGGGTTCGCATAGGGGTTACCCAGTGCGTCATCCTTCAGGACGTTCAGGAGGTCCGGGTCCCCGGCGTTGGTGGCCGCAGTGGTCACCGCAGCGACAAGCACCCCTTCCCATTCACTCTCAGCCCCGCCCGTGGCGAGGTACTCGGCCTTGGACACCTCAAGGGCTGCGGCCACCTGGGCGCCCGTGACGTTCCCCCCATTGGCGGCGTTGGCCTGGAGGATGGCCTCGGAGGCGAGGACCGATGCGTTGGTCTCCCGTTCGGCTGCGATCCGGGCGGCGTTCCTTGCGGTGTTCGTCGCGGACAGTTGCTGCTGGGTCTGGTTGGCCTGTACGAGGAAGCCCTCCTGGGCCATCTCGTTGCCCGAGAAGTCCTTGCCGATCTCCCCGATCTCACGCGAGAGGCGCTCCTGGAAGGCCGCACTATCGGAGCGTTCCTCCCACTGGGTGGACTTCTCCTGGAGGGTGGCAAGCCGGCGTTGTGACTGGACCTGTGCGGACTGGTTCTCATAGGCCATGAGGAACCACGGGTTCTGGGTCGGTGCGATCTGCCCGTTGCGGACGGCATCAGCGAACTTCTCCCCCGAGGAGGCCAGGGCGGCGATGCGGGCCTGGGTCTGGGCCTTGGCGCGTTGGTCCGCAGCGTACCGCTGGGTGAACTGCTTGACGGACGGCTCCACGGACTCCAGCGCAGAGGCAAGCTCCAGGGCCGGGTTGGAGGTGGGGGCCTGGATGCGATCCCCGGTGTCCCTTGCGAGGACCTGAACTTGTGTGGGTTGACGGGCCATTAGGTGGGGTTCCGCATGAATGGATAGACCTTGGGAGTGAACTTGCGACGGGCCTCCCTGGCGGCGTCGGCCTCCCGCTCCTCGTGGAGGATGGCCTTAAATACGTCCTCGGCACTGCCCCTAGAGGTGTACCCCTTGCGCGCGTACCCGGACCAGTCGCCCTCTCGGACCCAGTGGCGCAGGGTCTTCCAACCCCAGAGGGTGTACTCCTGCGGGTAGAAGTAGCCCTCGTATCGCTCCAGGATGCGGAGGTCGTTGGGATCGCGGTTGAGAACCTTGTAGGCCATCCCTTAGCCCTTCTTCGCTGAGGCGACCTGGTTGGCGGCGTCCACACCGCGCCCCACGAGTCTGATCCCGAGGGCCACCTTGGAGGGCTTGGCGTACTTGGCCAGTGCGGAGTCCCGCTCGATGGCGGCCCCACGCTTCTCCCTGCCGAGTTGCCGGCGTTGGTTCTGCGAGTTGAGGTCCGCGATGGCTTCAGCCCTGGAGGCTTCCTGTGCGGCGGCGTTCTTGAGGCGGGCCTGTGCGGCGGCCCCGAGGAACTCCCCGGAGACCACGGCGATGCGACCCCCCTCTTGTGCGCTGAGGATGGCCTCGTCCACGGTGCGCTCTGCATCGGCCGCGTCGAGTTCGGATCGCTGGGTGTCCAGTGCGGACTGTCGGTCGAAGAAGTTCTGCCAGGTGGCGCTGCGGCCTGCGCGGTTGGCGCGATCCTGGCCCACGAACCCGAGGACATCGGACAGTGCCCCGAGGGCTGGCGATGCGGACCCTACCGTGGTGGGGTTGTTGCCGTTGTTCTCTGTGGGGTTACCGCACATTAGGAAGCATCCAGTTGCGCGCGGCGCTTGGTGGCCACGTCTCGTGAGTGCATGTATCGGTGAGCATCCTCGGTGGACAGGAGGCCTCGGCGGACGGCGGTGAGGATGAGGTTCCGTTCAAGGGTTTGCAGGGTCGCCTCCAGTTCCAGCAGTTCAGGTGAGGGCTTCGCCATCAGGTCAACTCCGCGAGGGGCTTGGTTTGGAAGTAGCGCATGGGTGTCCGGGAGGCTCCGATGTACCTGGTCTTCTCAGCCTGGTTGAAGCACCCGCTGAGGCGCAGCCACCGTTGAGCTACCTTGTTGGACGCCATGACGTGGTTGTCAAGCACCGTGTGCCCGTGTTCCTCAGCGAGGGCCACCATGGACTTCACGATGGATGGGGTGTGGTCCATGATACACTTCATCTCGGAACGCTTGAGGTCGTCTGTCCAGAGGGACCAGATATGGCCGTCCTTGAGGTTGACCCCGTAGGCGCCCACTAGGCGGACCTTCTCGTTAGGTTCCCCTAGTCCCCAGACCGCGAAGGAGGGTCCGTAGTCGGGTGCCCCCACGAGGTTGGCCAAGGGGCCTTCCCCGGTCATGATCCAGACCTCGCGGACATCCTCGCTGCGGAGGCGCTTGTGGAGGTCCATGGCCATCCAGGACTCAAGGGGGGTCTGTGTCAGGCACGTCATACGCCCATGCTCCGAAGGTTATGCTCACCCACGAAGGTGAACCCAAGGACGGTGCCCTGGAGGTGGCTGGCGTTGCGGACCCGGATGGTTAGCTTGTCGGTCGTGTCCCCCATGGGCACCGCGAAGGGACCCTCGAATAGGGGCACCTCGGAGAATGCGCTGGGGGGAAGCTCGTAGGTCACGGTGGGGCGCTTCGAGGCGGTGACCTCAAAGGACAGGAATGAGGACGGGCCGCAGTCGAACACCAGATGGCGCAACCCGAAGGCGCCTCCATCGTACAGGGGCTTCTGCGACTGGGGGTCCCGGTGGTGGATGCGGCTGAGGGTCCAGTAGGCGTCGTAGACCAGGCCGGCGTAGAACTCGGTAGCGGACCAGTCCCCGTTGACGATCACATAGCCGGTGTCCGTCACGGCCTGTATCTCAGCAAGGAGTCCCTCATTCTCGGGGTCCCCCCTGCGGGATACCTGCACGGGTCCGTTCTCGGTGGTGACGTAGGGAAGCTGGATGCCGGTGCGGTCGTTATCCTCGTCGTAGGCCACATCGCAGTCCGCCTCGGTAACCCTGAGGTCCAGAGTGGTGAGGACCTGGGAGGTTGCACTGTCCCGGAGCATCGGCGAGAAGTCCATGCGGGTGACCACCACGTTGCCGGCCGGGTCGAGGAGCCACACGTCCATGACCGTAGCGGACTCCGACTGGGGCGCGAGGATGTTCACCACCTGGTAGCCCGTGGGGACCTGGAAGGGGAAGAACCCCGACTGGATGCGGTCCTGGCCGGCGTACCTGTAGACGTGAGCATAGAGGCTAGCCTCACCCGTCTTGGCGTACAGCGAGAGGTAGGAGTCCTTGAGGCTGGCCCCACGGTCCATGTCCAGGGGAAGCCTGCGGGGGAGCCCTGCGGTGAGGTCCTCAGCCTGGGTGCGCTGGAGCGGCCCGTTGATGGATAGCTCGTAGAGGCCACCGTAGAAGGCGCCCTTCTTGGACAGGAAGTGGATGTTGTCCCCAGCGGGCAGCAGGGGGGTCCCGCCACGGTAGGGGTAGCTGGCCAACTCATCGATCCTCGCGGCGGCAAGGCGGAAGGGACCCTCACAGGATACGACTGCCTGCGAGGCGGTCCCCATGAGGACATCCCTCTGGTCGAAGGTGGCCCCCTCACGGAAGAACGAACGACGTGCGCTAGGGTTGATTAGCTGGATGGGGTCGCTGTCCGTAGCCGTGAGGAGGGTGCTGGGGAAGAGGCGGAACGGGCTGTCCGCTCCAGTGTAGAGTACCTCTCCAGAAGTCAGGAGGCGAAGGCGGCCACGGAACCAGCCCACGCTTTGGATGAAGTCCCCGAAGGTCAGGGGAGAAGGAGCTATGTCGGCGTTGCCGGTCTGCCGCTCAAGCCAGGGAAGAGTGTCGAGGGTCCAGGTGGAGGTGTCCTGATCGAACACCAGCCCGATGGGGAGGGACGCCGGATCGACGCCCTTGTTGGCGCCCGGTTCGGGCACCTCGCGGTAGACCCCCGTGACAGAGCCGGGAGGGTCAGCCTCGAAGGCGATCCAGTAGTCGTCGTTGTTGGACCCGGCCGCTCCGGTGATCCGAATGGTGAACCCATCGGGGGCGTAGACGGGGAGGTCGCTAGGTCGGGGAGTGGAACCTTTGAGGGCGACCATAGCGGTGCCCCCGATGCCGTCCTCCACGGTGATGGCGTAGTCGGTGGCCCTGGAGAGGAACAGCAGGGAGCCGCTCCGGGACCAGGTGAACCCGGCCGAGGTGAGGGCCGATCCGATGCCGCCCGAGGGGGTGACCGATCCGTTGGGGGTGACCGTGCCGCCGTTCAGCATCCGGTCCATGATCTGGGAGGTGTCGATGTCGTCAGCGTCGTCCGATGCGTTACCCTCGGGGGCCACGTAGGTCACGGTGATGCCGTCGATGGTGAGGACGTACTTGCGGGAGTAGTCGCTGAGTTTGACCCAGACGATGGCCTCGAAGGGCCGGGTGGCGATACTGTCAGGGTGGGCCGCGATGGGGACCTTGCGGTTGGCGATGAAGGTGTAGTCCTCCACGGTCAACAGGCGGGTGTCCCTCACGGGGGCCGGCGCACTGGAGTCCAAGTAGGACTGGGCCGCAGGGGTGACCGTCAGGGAGATAGCCCCGAGGGTGTCATAGCTGCGGAGGAGAGCCGTTACGGAGTCGTCCGGGTTGCGGTTCAGGATCAGGTACACGTCGTCGGCCGTCCCCTCGGAGGGCCCTTCGATGAGGACGCCTTGCAGGGTGTTCGCGGGGGTGAGCCCAGAGGCCATGATCGTCCCGATGAACTCCAGGGGGGGTCTCTTGCGGAACCCTTCGGGGACTTCCACCAGGGCGTTGAGGGTGTCCTCAGCGGTGTCCTTGCGGCGTACCTGGTGGGCGGCCTGTGAGATGCCGTTCAGGGGCGCCTCGATGTAGTCCGTGATCTTAGTCATCTCGGTCGTCCAGGTGTTGCGCGAAGGGGGCGGCCAGGAGGGCGAGGCAGATGAGGCATTGCACCATCAGCCAGAGGTCCTTGAGGAGGTCAGTCACCGCCGACGCACCCGGCCGTAGCCCCCAACGGCCTTCTGGACGCCGTGGTTGTTCGTGATGGAGTTGAACCTGTTGGCCTCATCCTCAGCCTGTTCAAAGGCGACGAGGGCGTCAGCGACGTGTTGGTCCAGGATGCGGGTCACCAGCGAGGATGACTGCACGGTACCCTGGAACAGGTAGCAGGCCTTGGTGGCGATGAGGATGCGGGCCGCCTCGGGGAGGTCCTCAAAGGGGAGTCTCAGGGTGCAGTCCACGGTGATGGGAACGATGGGGGTGAGGATGTAGGTGCGCTCGTCCCGGTCGTACAGCTTGCCTCCACGGTGGGCCAACCGGCCAGCCCGGCATCCGTTACCGTAGGCGGCGTCAACCTTGAGGACGTTCGCGGGGAGGACCGCCTCGCCGTCTACCGTCAGGGGGATGTCCCAGTTGCGTTCCCGATTGGCTTCCATGCCGCGAACCTGGAGGAGGCGATCCTGTGTGGAGAGTGTCACGAGGGCCTGGTCCGCCCAGGTGGACTGCGAGGGCTCAAGGGCCGTCACGGGGTTCTGCCCGATGGCCGCCAACATGAGGTTCACCGCATCGAGCAACGTCGAGGGTCCCTCAGCGAATAGGGTGGGAGTGTCAGCCATGTGGTTTGGAGCCCCTTGGGTTGGTCTGTAGGGGGCACCTTAGAGGTAAACCTTGGGGGTTGCAACCCTCCCCTAGGGCTAGATTGTCGAATGGATATGCAGTTAATCACATAGGAGAAAGGCCCCAGAGGTTTCCCCCTGAGGCCCGTCCCAGCAGCACCGTCATCTAAGAGCCCTGCCTGTATCTGCTATGCTACAGACTCGGGATCAGATGAGGGCGATCTCAGTTACGCAGCCGGAGCGGCGGTACGCAGGTCGATGGACTCCTCGGGACGCAGGACGCCGTAGCCCTTGAGCATTTTGCCCAGCAGCAGGGTGCCTTGGCGGCGAGGATCGTAGGACGACTCCATGGTCACGTCCTGGAGGCTGAGGACCCCCACGGCGTCACGGCCGAAGATTTGACCCACGTTGGTCGAGTAGTCCAGCCGGCGAGCGGCGGGTTGGGCCGTGTTGGTCCGGTCGTCGCCCTTGTACAGGTTGTTGGTCTTGCCGATACCGATGCCGGCGACCTGGTTGACGATGCCCGAGGCGAGCGAACCGTTGCCCTCGTTGCCGAGGTTGCGATCCATGGGCTTCTCCGAACGGAGCAGCAGGGCGTACCGGATCGGGTCCAGAGCCGCGATGCGATCCATGGCCGGGGCGTCGATCTGGTCGAACCGAACAGCCGCGTTCAGGATGGCCTGCCAGATGGCGGCGCCGTCCGTGCCCAGGTTGGCATCGGTGATGTTGAAGCCGTCGTAGCCATCATCGATGACCTTGACCCCACGGGAAGCCTGCGAGAGGGTCCGCGAGATGTTCTGGTCGTCGATCTTCGCGAGGGCCTGACCGATGGCACGGGCCGCGATCTGGCTCATGTCGAAGTGGTTCATCATCTCATCGATGTTCGCCTGGAACCAGGGCGCGATGATGAGGTCCTCCAGGGTGATGAGGCGCTCGTTGCCCCGGATGAGTTCCGCCATGATCTCGGCGCCGGGGGTGTGGTTGAAGGCGTTGATGCCACCCGTGACCGGGAACTTGGCCGAGGAGCCCTCAGCGATGGTGCGCTGCATGACCTTCGGGGAATAGAACCGGGCTCGGTCGTGTTGCTCCAGGACATCGCCACTGAACGTGACGAGGAACAGAGCGCGGGGGTCACCCGAGAGGTTGGCCTGACCCGGCCGCGTCGGATTTTGGTTAGCGATGGTGGTCTCTCCTTGATGGTGCGGTCGGGCGGCGGGCCGTTGCGCGGTGAACTACGGGGGTGGCGGACTCAGACGATGCCGAGGCGCTTCTCGTAGGTGGTGATACCCATGACGATCCCGGTCCAGCCGCAGAGGGACCAGAACCACACGTCATCGGGAATGGTGTTGAGGAAGAGGTAGCGGCCTGCGAGGATCACCCACAGGGCCACCGTGACCCAGTTCAGAACCGGGCGCGGGAGGCGGTTGACGACCTGCCACCAGGCCGTGCGCCGGATGGGGTGATCGGGTAGGGGAACGCTGGGGTCCACCCACTCGCCAACCTCAATGGGTTCCTTCGGGGCTCCCACCTACTTGCGCCACGACGCGTTGATGACCTTGGCCTGGTGCTGGCGGCGGTACTCGGGGTCCACCTCCTGCCGTGGGCGGCCCGTCTTGGCGTCGATCTCACGGGCGCCGGCCATCTGTTCTGCGTAGGTGGCGTAACCCTCGGAGGACGCGGCCTCCACGGAACCACCCTTGCCTGACGCACCCTCCACGGCAGCATTGCGGCGGGTCGAAGGGGCTTCCCCCGAGGCCTTCCACTCAGCGATGTAGGGCTTGAGGATGTCCGAAGCGACACCAGCGGAGCGGGCCTTGGCGAACCGATCGATCTTATCCCCGTGGTTGGCGTCCAGCCAGGCCTTGAAGCCGGCGTAGTTCTCCTGGCCGCCCACCTCAGTGAACACCGCCACGGCGTCATCATCCACGGGAGCCGGTTGGGCCGCCGCGAGGGCCGCGTTGGACGCTTTGAGTTGGTTCAGGTGGAAGCGAACCAGGTCCTCAGGGACACCCAGGCCGGTGGCCGCAGCGGTGATGGACTCGGGGGTCAGGTCGCCGGAGGTCGAGAACTCCTCGGAGAACGGGGTGAGGACCGCAACGGTCTCCTCGCTCAGACCCTCGTAGGGGTTTACCTCTTGGCCGCCCTCCGCTCCTTCCTGTTTGGCATCGGCGGCGTCGCCCCCAGTGTCCCCAGCGGAGTCCTTGCCGGCTCCGTCTGACCCGGCGGCAGCATCGCCAGTGACGCCATCGCCAGCATCGCCAGTGCCCTTGAGTTTATCAGCATCTTCTTCGGTGTCCTTCGTGGGTGAGGCCTCTTGGAAGTCGCCGGGGCTGGAGGCCTGGCCGCCCTGGACGCGAAGGGGTCCGCCGTGGACCTCAACCCCAGGGGTCGGAGGAACAGTGGTGCCCGTGGTGGTGGTGTCGGTCATTGGATGGTGGCTCCCTGTGCTTCAGCCGCAGCGGCGTCAGCTTCGATTGAGGTCTGTTGCTGCATCATTCCCCCCGCTTGGCGAACCACCTCGGGGGCAACCCCTTGGACCAGTTGCGCCTGTTGGGCGGCCTTCTGTTGTTCCATAACCTCTTGCTCCGTGAGGATCAACCCCTCGGGGTCCTGACCCAGCAGAATAGCGCGGCGGTTATAGTAGTTGGACCAGTTGATGGGGGGCGGCGGTCCACCTTGGGCGGATGCACCGAACACCAGGGCGTCCAGGTTGTTGAGTTCCGCGTTGCGGCCCAGTGCGGCGGCCCCGGTGAGGATGGTCACGCGGACCTGATCCTTCGGGAACTTGGTCACACGGGCGGCCCTCTGGAGGTTCCGCAGCTTCTTCTCGGAGTAGGGCTTCTGGACACTGTTCACCAGCGTCATGTAGACCCCCCCGAGCCCATCGTTGAGTTCCTGGGCCACGAACCTGATCTCGGTCCCCGTCACCCGGTCCCCATTGCGCTGCACGGAGGAGTTCAGCAGGAAGGCCTTGTCCAGCCGGCCCATCGCTTCCTGGCGCACCTCCTGGGCGGTCCTGAAGTCGGCCGTCTTATTGGCGTCCAGGGTGTGCACGTCGGCCGCGTCCCCGGTCAGGACATCCCCGTTGGCCGCCTCTTGCAGGGCCTTCTTGGAGACGGACGAACCTGGGCGAACCAGCCGGATGAGGATGGCCGCAGCGGCGGACCCGTTGTGGATGATCTCGGTGAACCCGTCCAGGAGTTGGAGGTCCGACACGAACAGGTCCACGTAGGCCCGCGAGTAGTCCTCACCCTCCAGGAAGTTGATCCCCCAGAAGTCGAACGGCATGGCGTCCGGGACGTAGGTGGCCTCGGAGTCGGGAACCTTCTGGCCCCAGCACTCCTGGTAAATCTTCCACTTCCCGTCCTTGAGTTTGCCATGGGTGTAGACCGCGATGGACTTCTCGAAGTGGGCCTTGCCGTGGTCGCCCCTGTGGCCGTGGTCGAGGCACATGGCCTTGAGGTCGTCCGCGAGGGTTTCCCAGGCGAGGTAGTCCACGATGACGAACTCCAGCAGGTTGGAGGCGCCGTCACGGTAGCACACGAAGCGGTCCAGGGGGATGCCCCGGATGCGGGCGTTGTCGAGGTGTTCGATGCAGTGGGTCCCGCCGACGATGACCCGCTTGAGGCCCAGCGAGAGGATCGCCGCATCGCCGTCCGCACTGATCTCGTCAACCAGTTCCTGTTCCACCTTGCGGAGGCCCAGCCCGATAGCCGTCACGGCCTCGCCCCGGTCGGTGGGGGTCATGGCGGTCGTGGCTTCGAGGACCTTCCGCGAGGGGGCCAGCCGAATGAAGGACAGGCCCACGGGGAAGATGGACAGGGCCACCTTGGAGTTGAGGTTGTTGACCAGGTAGCCGCCGAAGGAACTCCAGGGGGACACCAGGGTCTCGCCGGAGGAGCCCTTCCCGTTGACGTTCGTGCGGTTGAACAGCGACGAGTCCGTCAGTTCGGAGTTCATGATGGCCCGGTCCAGGAAGGGCTGTCGCGTGGCGGTCCCCTGTTGGTACCGATTGCCGGCCGTCGATGTGGGCGCCTTACTCAGGGGCTTCCTGCGGGAGGGGGCGTCCGAGGCCCGCACGGTCATGGTGTCGCTCATGCTTCAGCCACGTAGAAGTCCTGCTTGGAGCCCAGCTTGCGGCCCTCACCCTGGAACCCGAGGGGGTCACCAGAGGCAGGTTGTTGCGTGGAGGGGGTCCCCGAGGCGGCGGCCGGTTGGGAGCCACCAAAGCCCAGGGCATCCACCAGGGCGGACGCTGCGGAGGTCGTGGCGGGGCGGGCCGAGTTGGACTTCCCACGGGTGTTCAGCGCCATGCGACCCACGGGGGCTCCCGCATCGAGCATGTTCCCGGAGGCCAGGTCCAGTTCGTCCAGTGACTGGGTAGTCGGGAGGGTGGCCGCCGCAGGGGCGGGCTTCTTGGGGTTGGGGCACATGGTGGTTAGCGCCCTTCCTGGCGTTCGATGAGGACGGCGATGTGGTCAACCAGGGCGTGGGCCTCGTGGTCGATAGCCGCGTTCCAGTGGACCTGTTCGGCCGTGGTGCCGTTGGCGGCGTTGCCCTTTCGCATCTGGAGCGTGGCGTATTCCGCTCTGGCCTTCAGGTAGTCCCGTTGGTCCGGGGTGAAGATGGGCGGGTTCTCCAGCCGGCGGTTCATCTCGGCGGTATCCATCAGTCGATCTCCCCGTTGTCGTAGGCTTCACGCTTGGGGCTGGAGTTCCGGGTGTACCAGTCCTCGCGGCCCTCCTCCTTGGCGATGAGCATGTCCACGTAGCGGCGGGCCTTCTTCAGGTCCTCCAGGCCGTTCTTGGACTTGTACCGCATGAGGTACTTGATGGCGTTGCCCACCAGGAAGGTGACCCCCAGGTTCTCCACGATGAAGCGGATGGGCTCCAGGGTATACTGGGCGTAGTGGTTCGGCAGGAGGACGTTATCCTTGGCGGGTTCCGGCTCCGGGATGGCCGCCCCGGTGTGGTCCCGGCGGTCCACGAAGGCCTTGTCAGTGAGCGTCTGGATGGCTTCCTCCGGGGTTTCTGCGGGGGTGAAGGTCTGCTTGGAGATATAGTCCTGTATCCGGTGAGCGTACAGCCGGAAGGCGGCGGCTCCGTAGACCTGTTTCTCACCCTTGTCGTTGATGATCTCGACGGTGGCTCCATCCGAGGAGCGCATTTCATCGCGGGTGACCGGGTAGACCCGGCCAGGTGTAACGCTGGGGTAGCCCTCAACAGGAAGGCGTTCGATCTCGTCCCCAATGCGGAACAGCGGCCGGGTCTGGTCGATCATTTTAGGTCAAGGCCCCTTCTTGAGTTTCAGCGGACACCGGAGGGTTCCAGAGGATGACCTCCTTCTTCACGGCGTCCCAGTCTTCAGCGAGGAGGATACGGGCGCATCGAGCTTGCGTCAAGGCATCTTCTTCCGTCAGGCCCTTTTTCCTGTAGGCCTCCACCACCCAGGTCCACATCGCGGCGGGGCCGAGGTGTTCGCACTGGTTGAGGATCGCGTTGGCCTTCTTGGCGCCCACCCCAGGGCAGCCCGTGTAGCCGTCCGTATCGTCGCCCACGAGGGTCTGATACATGTGCCACCGGAAGGCGGACTCCGGGGTGACCTCGGTGATGGTCACCTTGTAGCCGTTCCCGTGGACGCCGGGGTTGTAGTTCAGACCGGGGATTTGCAGGAGGTCCTTGTCGATGGAGATGACCACGGGCTCGCGAAGGATGTTCCCCTCGGTGAGACCACGGGCCAGGGCCGCCGCTCGGGCCTTGTGCAGGGACGATGCGGAGATACCGCACACGTCGTCCGCCTCCAGGGTGGAGACCCGCAGGACACTGTAGGGGCAGTCCCGGTGGAGACGCTCCGTGAGTGCAGCCCGTTGGGCCGGCTGGCGGGTGGCCTTGCGGTTGCCCTTGTAGGTGGCCAGGACTCCGTACCTGAAGCACTTGTCCGTGGAGGAGAGACACACGATGGCGTCCTCCGCTTCGGCGTCGTGGATCAGGGCCTCGATCTTATCCATGACTTCCACGAAGGCCTCATCCTCCGTCTTGGTCTGGAACCACATGTCATCCTCGGGGGTGTCGCCGGGGACGCGCTTCTCCGCGAGGGTGGCCACAGCGAACACGATGGAGTCCGCGTCCACAATGGCGATCCGGGGGAAGTGGGGGAAGGTGGGATCGATCATCATTGGCCGCCCTCCTCGTTGTCGCCCTCAAGGAAGTTCGCGACCTCCTCCTCAGCGATCAGGTCGGAGTTGACCCAGAGGACGGTGAGCCCAGCGGGGGTGATCTTCCAGAGCCGGCCGAACACGTCGAAGTCCGGGTCATAGGGTCCGGGGGCGACCTGGGTGGTGATGTACCCAGCGGAGGCCGCTTGTGCGATCTCGTCGGCGTACTCACGGGCGAAGTCGGATTTGGTGGAACGTGCGTAGGTCCACACACGTTGGAGGGCCGCCAGAAGGCGGGGGGTCAGCGTTTTCATGGTTCGATGATGCCACTTCGTTGAGTGACTGTAGTGCCCCATAGGTGGGCGCCCTTTTGAGGACGCTCTGTGGGGTGGTTATCCGGGGGTGCCCTTGTAGTGTGTCTCGGCCTTTGGCCTTAGTGAGTCTCGGCCCATGAACGGCCTACCTTCACATCGGACTTGAGGACGCACTTCACTCCCAGCTTGACGCCTGCATCCCGAACGCACGTAAGGGCGTGGTCGGTATACAGGTCCAGCGCGTGTTCCCTAACGTCGGCTTGGCCTTCGTCGTGGACATCCGCATTGAACTCATAGTCCACTTCGTTGAGCGGACGGAGGTAGCCATCCGGTCCAATACCTGGACGGAGACCCTCCCGTTGTAGGCCTTGGTCGAGGATGACCTTGGCGGTTCGCATGACGATGGCCTCGCCCATTTGGAGGAGGAAGGCCAGCGCGGTGTGAGGCTTTGCCACGGGGCAACGGCGCCTGTCAAGCCCCACCAGATAGCCCTGGTCCTCAACGGTCGCCTTCAGGAGGTTGGTCAGTTCAGCGAACCCGCCGAAGCGATCCGCCAAGCGTTCCCGGATGGCCCGACCCGCAGCGATCTTCTGGGACTTGGTTCCCGTGGGCATCACGATGGACCCCAACTTCTCGTCGCCACCCCCGAAGAGGAGCGCGTAGTTGGTGGTCTTCCCGTGTTCGCGACCCTTGTCGCCCTCGCCCATGATGTCCGTCCCAACGGTGTCCCGCATGAAGACGTGGGGGTCGAACCCTCGGGCGAACTGGGCGGCGTACTCACCCCCGTCGAACCTGGCCATGTGGTGGGCCATGAGGCGCAACTGCATCCCGGACCCATCGTAACCAACCTGCCAGAACCCGTCACGGGGAATGAACAGCGAGCGGCATTCGTGGCCGTACTGCCCCCGCGTGGGGATTTGCGCCATGTTGGGCTTGTCGTGGGAGGCGCGGAAGGACCCCGCCCCGATGGTGGTCACCCGGCCGTGCATCCGCCAGTCGCCGTCCTCTTCCTCGTGGGCGAGGCTGATCCAGGCGTTCTTCCCCTGCGAGACGTAGCCCAGTATCTTCAGGACCTCATAGAAGTCCGCCAGCATGTGGGCCTCGGGCCAGGGCAGGGCACGGAGAACGTCGTCGTCCACCTGGGGCTGACCCGTCTTGGTGAACCGCGTGGGCTTCCAGCCGTACATCTGCTGGAGCTTCAGCCTGACGTGATCCCGTGAGGCCGGCGAGAAGGTGGTCCACTCGATGGGCGTCCACGTCGCGCCCTCCTCGTAGGTGGCCAGAGGGGGTCCCACATAGGGCTTAAGCTCTTTGCCGGTCGTTGCCGAGAACCTCGGGATCGTGACATCCGGGCAGGGCGTACCATCGGGCCACGTCGGGTGCTTCAGTTGGCGGGTGGCCTTGTTGGTCCGCTCCTTGCCGGGAGCCCACCATTCCCCGAAGTGATCCGTCAGGGCCGCTTCAAGAGTGGCGTACTTCTGCTGTAGCTTTGCCTGGAGGGTAAGAGCTTTCTCGCGGTCGATGGTGAAGCCCCAGGACTCCTGCCTTCGTATCACCGTGGCGAACTCATGCTCCACCAAGGACGCATCCGGGGACGGCTTCTGGGCCATGAGGAACTTGAAGATTTTCTCCAGAACCACGATGTCTTGGGCCATGTAGAGGAGCATCCCCCAGGTCCAGGTGGTCCAGGCTTCCCAGCGTCCGCCTCCCGTGGAGTCGAACCCTTTGTCCTTCTTCTCGCCCAGGCGGTAGCCCCACGCCTCAACGCTGTGGCGCATCTTCATCTGGCCGGGGACCAGGTGCCCGTTGGGGCCGTTCTTGTAGATGGTCGGGTACAGCAGCCGGGACCACAGGAGGGTGTCGATGCCGTTGCCGGTGGGGTTCCACTTGAACAGCTTCGCCATCACGCGGTCATCGAAGTCGTTCCCGTTGTGGGCAACCCGCGTATCCGCCGTCTCGATGATCGAGGTGAGTTCCTCGTTGGTGACGAAGTGGACATCCTTGAGGACCACCCCGTTGGGCAGGGTCACGTCCTGGACCACCCCGAACCCTGGCCAGTAGAAGTCCTCGGGGGTCTCCTGTGCGTGTGGCGCTGGGGGGATATAGTCGGCAGGGATCGAGAGGTACCACACCCCATCGACCTTGGCGCCCAGGCAGTGGACCTTGGTGGTTTCCTTCAGGAGGCCGTTCGTCTCGGAGTCCCAGAGACAGAGCTTAGCCATTACTCGGCAACCTCAGCCTTGAAGTCCGTCACGGAACATTCCCCATCGGGTCCCTCATACAGGACATCCCAGCCGGCGAACTTGCCCTCGGGTCCTGCGAGGCGCTCAAGGCGTTTCTCGATGCGGTTGGTCTGGTCGTCGCGGCGTTCGTATTGGACCACACAGCGGCGGGCCAGCACGTCGTGATCCCAGTGGGCGGACTGCTGGGTGACCAGGGGGGTTGCCCCGATGGCGTTCAGGCGAAGGTCCACCCGCGAGAGGACGGCGTTGAGGAACTGGGCGTCCTGGGTGTAGCCGCCGTCACTGGAGGTCGCGTCCGGGAGGTAGCCCTGCTTGAGGAGTTCCTCCCTGCGGAGGACGATGATGTCGATGGCGTGTGGTGGCGGAAGGTCGATCACCAGCGGGGAGTTAGTCAGCAGGTTGGTCTTGCCCACCAGGTCGATGTCGTTGGACCAGGCCCCATAGCAGGGGATCATCTGGACGGGGGACAGGTCCTCGGAGAACACCTTGCCCACAGCCACCACGATGGCCTGGACGGAGACCCCCCTGTCACGGATGTAGCCCGAGTCGAGGAACACGTCCAGGTCCTTGGGGGCGTCCTTGCCGATGGCCACGTCACGGACATACCCGCCAGCCACCGCGATGGGGCCATGATAGCCACAGCCCTGGAGGATACCCTGGAGGTGGATCGCTAGGGCCTGCACCTTGGAGAGGGCGACCGTGCGGGACTCCGCGATGAGGAAGGGTGCGCTGAGGCGTTCGGCCACGGGGACGTGGATGGTGGCGTACCCTTGCGGGTCAAACCTACGGTCGTCGCTCATATGATCTCATCCCCCTTGGGTGCCGGCTCATCCAGCGATCCGGTGAACCTATTGTAGTGCAGCTTGAAGGTCAAGCCTGTGCTGTCCCCGGTGAAGCGATCCTTGACGACGCGGACCAGGTTGGTGTTGCGCTCCTCGTCGGTGTCCGCCTGTTGGTTCCGCTCCTGGCCGAACGCGAAGGACGTGAACTGACCGATGCCGTTGGAGCCCCGGAACTGGCCGAGCGAAACCTGGCCGCCCTCCTCGTGGGTGGGGCCGATGCTGGGCCGGCGAAGGTGGCTCACGAGGTAGCCGAAGGTGTGGAGTTCCTCCATGAGCTTGGTGTACTGGAGGACGATGCGGTCGAGTTCCTGGGTCTGCTGTTCGGACTCGGTGACCATGGCCGAGAGGGGGTCCAGCAGGAAGTGCTTCACGCCCTCCAGGTGGGCCATCTGGCGCATCTTATCCTTGAGGCTGTCCCACTCGGACGAACCCCTGGAGTCGTAGATGAACAGCTTGCCGCCCCGGTTCCAGAGCGTGGTGTCCATCATGTCCAGCACCCCGCGTTTCTCCTCGGGGGTCCACTCGAAGCCGGGGGCACAGTCCTCCGCAGCCTTGTGGAAACGCTTGCCGCCGATCTTCCCCGCGATGGTGTTCTTGAGCTTGGCCCCGCCGCCGCCCTCGAAGGAGAACAGCGCCCAGGGTTGGGGTTCGTACTCGGTGCCCCACTTGGTGCGCCCTCTGAGGTCACCCGCGATGACTTCCGCGATGAGGTCGGACTTGCCCATGCCGGTCCCGGACCCGAAGGTGTAGACCTCCTCGGGGCGCCGGCCGTAGGTGAGGTCCGTCATGCCATCCCAAGGCCACGGCAGGCCGCGAACCACGGGGGCCATGCACGCCTCCGTCAGGTCTCGTGCGTCGATCATCCCATCAGGGCGGTACGGCGTGGGGTTCCAGACGATGCGGGTGATCTCGGCCGAGCGGTCCTGCTTCAGGAGTTCGTTGGGGTCCTTCTCGGGCCACCTCGCGATGTAGGCCCTGCCGGTGGGCAGCAGCTTGACGCACTCCTCGGTGGCGTCCCGTCCGGGTCCGTCTTGGTCGAAGCCCAGGATGACGCGATCAAAGGTCAGCAGCCATTCCAGGTTCTGCTTGATGGCCTCGGCCGCAGAGTCAACGCCGGCAGGGATCGAGACCACGGGGTACTTCCCGTCCATGGCCTGGTCCACCGACATCGCATCGTACTCGCCCTCGCAGATGAGGACCCATGAGGCCTTCCCATCGGTGCGCTTCTGGCCGGGGCCGTGCATGTGCCTGCCGATGAGTTGGCCCTTGACGGTACCCATGGCGAAGAAGTTCTTGTCGAGGCCGTCCACGCCCCGGTCCCGCACCTTGATGCCCACGAGGGCACCGCTGGGGTTCCGCACCGGCATGAGTTCCTGGGCGGTACCCTTGGAGGACGTGCGGTAGACGTAGCCCCACCGCTTGCAGGTCTGGAGGGTGATCTTCCGGGAGGTGATCGTCTTGGGCTTACCCTTGGCGAGGTCCCGCTCCAGGTCCTGGTCCCCGGAGGGTGGTGCCTTGGGGGTGCTGTCTGAGGATACCATGCCGCTATCAAATCCTAGAGCCTTGAGGCGAGCCCCAGACCAGGTGCCCTTACAGGAGAAGCAATGCACCCGGTCATCCGTGTACAGGGCCGCCGACATTTCACCGCCACCGTTCGTGGTGTGGTACTCCCCCGCCAGGTCAGGACAGGGGAGGTTCTTCTGCACGAGGTCCGAGGGGGGTCTCTCAGCCATGACCTACTTGGGCACCTGAACAGACACGGCCTTGCAGGTCTCCAGGGCACCAGGGCAACCCGGCAGCTTGCGGCCCTTGAGGACATCCGACACGGGGAGCCCCCAGGTCTTGTCGCAGGTCTTGCAGGTCACGAGGATGTCCTTGCCGCCCTTCATCTCGACGGGGGCCGGGCAGGGCATGACACCCGAGATGGCGTTCGGGCAGGTGGTCTGGATGTCGTCACCAGCGCGGTGGCATCCGGGGGCGGGGCAGCGTTGCATCTTATCGGCATCCTTTTTGTTTGTCGGGGTAGCCACTGGCGTAGGAGCCGTTGGTCATCCGTGGCGTGATTGCGGGGGAGTCCCCGTTGTAGCCCCCCGACACAATGAGGTACTGGCACCCGGTCTCCCTGTCGGTCCACACAGCCGGGGCCGTGTCAATCGAACTGGGGCCGTAAGTAACGGAGATGCTAGGGACTGCGGTAGGGGTCAGGGGTTCCTCAGTGGCTGTGCATGAGGCCACCAGGATCATGGTAACCACAGTGGCCACCCCGCAAGTTGTCCATCCTCGGTCCATTTCAGCATCTCCTAAGGGGAGCGTACCATGGCCGTGTGGCCAGGCAGTTCTCCCGTTGTCGAAGGGCCTCCCTCTCAACGAGGATGGCATTGTGGGTCTCGATGGCGAACACCAGGAAGGAGAACCTGGAGCCGCACGCCTCGAAGGCCTGGTGCTGGGCCGCCGCGAACGCCTCGGTGCCGGCGATCCTCAGGAGTTCCAGACGGGCCGCCACACAGGGCGCCTTGTCGGCCTCACTCAGGGTCAGCGTAACCGGCGCACTCGGGGTCGGCGGCGTATACCGGGCTCCCGCACAGGAAGCCATACAGAGCGAGACGCTTATCGTCAGGGCTGTCAGCAGCTTCGATCTCACGGATAGCCGCATTGGCTCGTGCCTCCTCGTGGCGGATGTGGATGTAGGTGTCCT